TATCTTCAAAGTCTAAATAAAATCCATTTGTGCCAAAGGTTAATCCAGATACGTCTATTGGTTTCCATATTGTTGGACTGTCTGAATCAAATTCACCAAATGATGTTGGGTCTAGTGCTTGACCCTCTACAAAACAAGATTCTGCCATATAACCATTCCACGTTGAACCACTACTTTGATCTTGGTTAGAACCTAATATAAAATTAGATGAATTTACATTAACTGCTGAATCTAAACCTTGACTAGGATATGTTTCTGTAGCAAATGAAGTTTCTTGTACTCCATTAATATATAATTTAACTCTGTTACTTTCTGTTGCTTGTGCAGAATCATAAGTAAGTACCACATGATACCAAGCTGAAGGATCTCTAAACAATCTATTTGTTATTAAATTAGTTTGATTACCACTATTATAATCTAAAAATCTTATTTTATAAGATTGAATTCCTATATAAGCATATAGATTACTTGCATCACTTGATGCAAAAAAAGTTGTAGTTGTAGTTGTGATTGCAGACCATTGAATCCAAACACTATAAGTCCATAAATCTCTATTTCCTGCAGATTGACTTTTTACTAATTTAGAAGATGAACCATCAAACCTACATGAGTTAGCTACATCATAACCGCCTGTTACAGCGTTGGTGCCAAGTATTAAAGGTCCTGACATTTAACTCTCCAATGTTGGTAATTCGCCTAGTGGTCTAGTGACTGTTCCGTCTTCTTGCTCTGTGTATGTGTATAGTGTTTCTAAAGCTGGAGTATCACTTGCGTTTGTTATTGCTGTTTCCATTTCAGCTTGTTTTGTTCTTACTGCATCTCTATGTGTAGATATAGAGCTTGGTATTGCAGTAGATTTTTCTGTGTTTCTAGTTATGTACCAATCAGTATTAGATAATATTCCAGCTACTTGTTGTTTTAAAGTTTCTATTAATTGTGTTTTTAATCCTTTAACTTTAACATTACCTTCTGTACCTAATCCATCTGTTTCGTCTTGTGCTGTGAATAAAGTATCTGCGTGTGCTTTAGCTGTAGCAGTTCCCCAGGATCTAGTTACTTTACCACTGCCAAATGCGTAAGATTCATTTGTATTGATGTACCATTTTTCATCTTTAAAATTTGTACTATTAGTCTCAACTTCGTATATGCCAATAGCATTTAATTCTGCTTTTGACCATAAAGAAAATATTTTAGCAGGGTATCTTACGTCTCCTATTACTAAAGATTTAGGATTTGTTATTATTTTTGTTATATTGTTATCTTCTACTAATGCGTGCATATTTTAACTCTCACTTAAATTTAATGTTCTTCCAACCTCTTGCCAGATAGCACCATTGTATCTGAAGACAAGAATATCAGTCTTACCATCTGATGATGTAAATGTTGGAGCTGTTGAAGCCGCAAATTCAAACACAGTATTAAATGCGATTGTGTGCGAGCCATTGTAATTAATTTCTAAACAAATAAATGAACCTTCAACTGAATTAGTTGGTGCAGCAAACGTAGTATTTTCTGTTGTTAAATGATATGCGTTTGGTTTAGCTTGAACGTCCCAAGCGACTGCGTTTGATGATGATGTTAATGCTTGTTGTGGAATGTAAGCAAGATCATTGAATTTAATATATCCACTTCCCTTTGCAGTTATTTCTAAACCTACATTTGTATCTCCACCTGCCGCAGATAAAGATGGATTATTACTTGTGGCACTATTTGTTACTTCTAAATGATTTACTGCCGCTGATGTTGTTTGAAATATTAATTGTTCGTTATTGTTTTCATCTAATATTCCATGAGCATCATCTATTCCAATATTTTGTGAATTTGTATCTAAATTTCCACCTAACTGTGGAGAGGTGTCATTTGAAAGGTCTGTAACTCCTGTTGCTATATCAGCAGCGGCGATTGTACCGTTAGTGATTTTATCAGTTGTAACACTACTATTTGTAATTCCATTTGTAGTTATTTTAGTTAAAGCCATTTGTTATTCCTTATGGTTTAGTTGGCCAGCTGATATTATTACATTTATCAACTGTGTCAACACCATTTGTTATATCTCTTAAATTTTGTCTATATGTAGTCATATCTGAAGCCATTGTATTATCAGACATTCCGTGAAAATCTGTTTCCGCTAAAAGTCTATTTCTTTTACTTCTAACATCTGCAATCGCTCTATCAAAAGCACCATTCGCCCAAGCTGTTTCTTCAGCGTCTCTAGCCGCCTCTTCTTCAGCCGTGAATTGTACTTGATTTCCGTTTATATTATGGTATCTTGGCATTGTCTTAAATTCCCTTTATACTATTTATAATTATATTTATACTCATTTTCTATGCAATTCCATATAAACAAATATCTCCGTTAAAATTTCCAGTTGATCCTTGAAATCTTACTTCATCAATAGCCGCTGTAGTGTTGAAATATCCAGCAACACGAACAGTTGTACAATAGTCATCACTTTCAGCGTCATTAAATTCAGATATAAAATGCTTGACAAATGTGGTGTTGCTCGGATTAAATAAATGTAAGTATCCAACCTGCGATCTTTCAGTACTAGCATCAGCTGGTCCAGCACTAGAAAGATTTTGAAAAGCTGTACCTTGTGCTTGGTCATAACTTGTAGAGCCATAAGCTAATCTAGTAAAAGTACCAGCATGATTATGTTGAGAATGAAAAAGTGTTGTAGTCATTGTTTCATTAAAATCAGCACCACCAACAGCATTTGCTTGAAATTGAAATCTAGCACTATCGGTATTCATGTGAATATCTTTAAATGTAAATAGATATTCTTTATAGGTATTATCTAAAACAACACCACTTGCGCCATTATGAAAAGTTAAAGTTGTAGAACTAGAAGCTGTTAACTTTTTAATAAATACCATAGAACTACCAAAACCAGAAGCCATAGAGCCTGCGTCAAATACTGTTGTTCCGTTACTAATTAATGCCATTATAATACTCCATAAAGCTTGATTGTGCCAGAATCTATGTTGCCACTAGAAAATTTAAAACTAATTTCATCAATAGCACTTGTTGTATTGATATATCCAGCAACATAACTTATTTGAGATTGGTCTGAATCTCTATAATTTTGAACTGTTGAAATAAAATGTTTAACAAAATTTGTAGATGATGGATTAAATAATTGCAATGTTCCAGTACAACTAACATCATTATCTGTACCAGCAGAAACAGATATATTTTGATAAGCTGTACCATTTGCTTGGTCATTATCAGTTTTATATCTCATAAGTGCTTCACTATCATTTTCATTATGTTTTGCTTCAAAAAAAGTGCTTGTAATAGTTTCATTAAAACCACTTCCACCACTAGCATTAGCCTGAAATTCAAAATTTGAATATTGTGCAGACGCATGAATATTAATAAACTTAAACACATACTCATCATAGGTGCTATCAATACCAGATGTAAAAGATATTGTAGCTGAACTTGATGCAGTTTGTGTGGATAATAAAGTCATAGCGCCTTTAGCAACACTTCCACCTAAAGCGCCAGCATCTATAATAGTTGTTCCGTTAGATATTACTGCCATTTAACTATCCTTAATTCCATAGAGTTTGATTTTGCCACTATCTATGTTGTTAGAAGCCATTTTAAATTGTATTGCATCAATAGCTGATGTGGTATTAAAATATCCAGCCATAAAACACTCAATTGAATAATCTCCTGCGTGACTAAAATTAGTGGTTCCTATGAAATGCTTTATTAAAGTAGTTGAGCTCGGATTAAAGAGAAGCAAGCTTCCACTTAATGACTGATCATTATCTGCACCTAGATCAGCATCCAAATTTAATTGTTGAAAATTTGTACTTTGTGCTAAATCATTTTGACCATCATAAGATACACCATTAGAATTATCAGCTTCTGCGTGAAAAGCTTTAAAGAAAGTAGATGTGATAGTTATACCATAACTACTTCCAGTATCTGTGGAACCTTGAAATAGAAAACGATTACTGTCTGAAGACGGATGCACGTTAATAAAATTAAACTTATAAATTGGGTAAGTATTATCTAATACCACACTTGAAGCTCCATCTACAAATGATATTGTAGAATCAGAACTAGCTGTTATTGATTTGATAAGTACCTGTGAGCCTAAACTAGCATTAAAAGCACCAGCATTTGCTATAGTCGTACCATTAGAGATTATCGCCATTAAATCTCCTCTAGCTTAAACTTATATTTTTTACCTGAATTTCTATTAATTAAAAAGAGATCGTCTGATCCCTCTTGTATAGTCCAACTACCTTTTGATCCATCAACTTCATTTCCTGCGTCTTTACCTGTGTTAGTTAAATTTAAGTCACCAGTGTATATGTCTCGCCATACAAACGAAGTTGCGCCCAAATCAAATGCATCATTTGTACTAGGTATTAACGAACCTGCTATTTTATTACTGTTAGGGTCTAAATTGCCACCAAGTTGCGGTGTTGTGTCACCTACTAAATCTGTTACTACAGCCACAAAAGAGTTATCACCTCTTAAAAAAGTAGATGATGATTTTGTTCCTGTAGCAGATAATTTACCAAGTGTTATTGTACTGTCAGCAATTTTTGCTGCTGTGATTGTACTATCTGCAATATCAGAGGCTACGACAGTTCCGTCTTGTATTGATGCTGCGTTGATTTTACTTATTGCCATAATTGTTCTTTCCTTTAATATTTATACTATTTATTCATCACTATCAGTTGATGTGTTATATTTTTTACCATCTGTAAATTGTTGTATATTTGTTGTAAATCCAAAATCATCATCTGCGTCAGCTGATGTTGGATTAGGTGTGATAGTAATTCTTACTTCTCTTGCTTTATTAGTTGTATCCGTATCCATGTAAGCATCTGATTGTACTGTTTTAACAACTTTTTGAGTTGACGCAGGGCCAAATAGATAAGTCTTCGCAGTAAATCCTAATGTATATATTACTGCTCTTCTTTGTGAAAAGTCACCTGAATATGTGTCTTCATAATTTACACTATTTAAAACAATAGGTATATCTCTCTTAATATCTAATTCTGGTATCGCATTTACAGTCACAGTAAAGTCAGGTTGAAAGAACGGTAATATTTGTTCTATAATTTGTAAACCTGCCTCAGCACTTGCTGTAAAAGAATATAGATTATAAGATATATTATAAGGTACAGGAACATAATTAAAGTTTAATACTTTACCATCTGTACCAGTTTTAACGTGTTTGAATTTTTGTACTCTTGTTAGTTTTCTACTAGAATCATATTGTATACCTGTAATCTCAAAACTCATACGAGGTAGAGTTATCGCAAATTCTCTTTCTTGTAAATTTGGTTGTGCATCTAGTCTAGCTAAAAACTTTTCTTTTGGCGCATAAGCTAATGGTACTTTTATTGATTGAGTAATATTACCATTACTATCTCGTCTTTTTATTTGTATGTTATTAAAGATTTGACCAAACCCTATGGTCATTCTTCTCATACTCTCATTGTAAAAATATGTTCCAAACATCTAAAAATCCACTTCTCCAAAAGGGTTACGTTCTGTAAAATCTAGTATATCATCTGTTGTTGATGATGTATCAAAACCAGCTTGTGCATCTAAATCATTATTTTGAGCATAAGCTGATTGAGTTTGTAAAGCATATGTCTCTAATAATAGATAATTTGCATCACCACTTGCGCTATCATTTTCTAATTGTAAAGACCCTACTTCATTCTCTAAAGTAAATTGATGAGCCAACATATCTAAACTATATTGATCTTCAGCACTATCAATTGTACCAACACCTGTATTTAATTCTTCTGAACTATA